GTTGAAAAATTACATTTAGTTGAAGTTTCTCCTGGTGAATTCCACGAACCATCTTTTTTGCTTGATTTAACCGAAGCGCAAACCTTGATGGATGACCTTTGGAATGCAGGGCTGCGGCCAACCGAAGGTTCTGGATCGGCAGGATCGTTAGCGGTAACGCAGAAGCATCTTGAAGACATGCGCCGATTAGTTTTTGATAAGAAAGGATAAGACAATGAACTTAATCGAAGCGTGGAAGAAGGCTAAGGATGGGCAGAAGATCCAGCGAGCGGCGCAGGGGATTGTGCCAAGAGCAATCACAGTAAATCATATCCAAAATGGGTTTCTCGAAGAGGAAGCGCAGGCGTTGGCTATTGTTTTTGGTGATATTCTCAAAGCCGGAGCCAAGCATTTTCTTGCCGACGATTGGGAAATTGTGAAGGAAAAGAAGATTTTTGTATCAACCTGGGAAGAGATCGCCATAGAATTTATTGCTTCTCATCTTTATTTTCCACCTAAAAGTTTCCCTGATAATGCCAAAGTCACCATCGAATGGGAGGAATAGGAGGTAAGGCAGATGGGCGTAACGCAAGCTGATATAGGAAAGTTGGTGATGTCGAGAGATGCTGGCAATAAAATGATTCGGAGTGTTAGTGTCCCTCATGGCCCTTATCGTTTGTTAAAAATAACCAGAGTGGGGATGGCAATTCTTGAAGGAAGAGAAAACCCTGTCCCGCTTTCTTTGCTGGAATTGGCAAATGAACCAGCAACAGATCCAATCCCCATTGAATTTCTCCAAAACCTCCAGCGCTTAGATATCCAGGATGGGGATCTGGTGGTTATGACCATCCCAGAGAATCTTCCTGCTATTACAATTGAATTAATCCGGCACGAATGGGAGCGTGTGGTTCAAAAACATCTCAAGATCCAGGCCGAGTTAATAATTCTGGATAGCGGTTTCCAATTAGGTATCATCCGGAAAGGTTGAGCTATGAAATATTATGTGTATTACAATGACGATTATTATTCCAATGGTGGAGTGGGCGTAGAAACTCTTGACACCCTCCAGAATGCATTAGAGTTTATTGAACACCGGCTAGAACACCACGCTGGTGCCGTTGATCTTTCGTCTTATCATCTTATAGAGGGCAAAGAAATCAAGTTACAAGCAGTTGCTTCCATAACTAAAGTTTTGCCTGCGCAGGAATAAATGGCGAAGAAATCCAAATCCAATTCATTCTCTTATCCAACAGATCGAGGCACACAATACGCTTTGGATGTTGTTGCTGGTACGATCATCGCAGGGCCTCTTGTCCGGGCTGCCTGCCATCGTCATTTGGAAGACCTCAAGAAAGCCGAGGATGGGTGGGATTATTATTATGATCTTGAAGAGGCTGCTGAATCCATAGCTTTCTTTGAAGAAGTGCTGTGTCTTAATGGTGGTCAGTTTGAAGGCAAACCTTTTTTACTTTTCCCTTGGCAGGCATTTGTAATTTCCAGTTTATTCGCTTGGAAGCGCCACAGTGATGGGACTAGACGGTTCCGTGTAGCTTTTGCTGAGCAGGGGAAGGGCAATGGAAAAAGCCCCACTGCCGCTGGAATTGGATTAAAAGGACTTGTTGCCGACAACGAAGAAAGGGCTGAGATCTATGCCGCAGCATGCTTCCGGGACCAAGCCATGGTATTGTTTCGGGACGCATGTGCATTTTTTGATCAAAGTCCGGAATTGCAAAAGCGGCTCAAGGCTTCTGGCGTAGGCGAGAAACGCTGGAACTTGTCTTACCCCGCAGCCAACTCATTTTTTCGTGTAATATCTTCAGAGAAAAAAGGGCAGTCCGGCCCTCGCCCTCACATAGCTCTTCTTGATGAGATCCATGAATTTCCTGATGGCAATATCATTGAAATGCTTCGGGCAGGATTCAAGTTTCGTCGGCAACCTTTATCTTTCATGATCACGAACAGTGGCAGCGATAAGACTTCTGTGTGTTGGGAATATCACGATATGGGAGCCAAGGTTGCTACTGGTGTGATTGAGAATGAAGAGTTCTTCTCTTTCATTTGTTCTCTTGATGAAGAAGATTTAGTTGATGACAAGTATCTCGAAGATGAATCTGTATGGATAAAAGCCAATCCTTCTCTTCCTTACGGCATTCCAGGCTATGATTATATTCGGCAGCAGGTTAAGGAAGCTCGCAGCCTTCCATCTAAGATGTCCACCGTTAAGCGTTTATGTTTCTGTGTCTGGACTGAGGCCGATAATCCCTGGCTTTCTGGCGATCTCTGGTTTGGATGCCAAGATAAAGATGTGTTTATTGGATTCAGTGATGAAAACTTGGTAGGCCGACGCTGTTGGGGTGGGCTGGATCTTTCTTCTACTCAAGACCTAACTGCTTTTGCTTTATTATTTGAACCAACTGTTTCCGACCCTTTCTGGCGGCTTAAATGCTACTTCTGGATTCCCGGCGATAATCTTATGGCTAAAGAAGACCTGGACCACGTTCCTTATACCGTATGGCGTGATAAGGGCCATCTCACCGCACTCCCCGGAAAAGCTATAAATAAGTCCTCTGTAGTCAAAATAATGGCTGAAATCGCTAACAAGTTCGATCTTCAGTTCGTAGCCTATGATCGGGCCAAGATGAAAGATATGTCCGAACACGCAGAGAAAGCTGGCATTGAACTTACTTTCGGCACCTGGGACAAGGACAAGAAAAAGTGGATCTGGGAATCCGGTGATGGTGTAAAAATGGCTCCATTTGGTCAAGAATCACGCTCCATGGACCCTGCGATAAGCAAATTCGAGGGTCTTTTAGCCAATAAACAGCTTCTTCATGATGGGAATCCGGTACTTACCTGGTGTGCGGCCAATGCAGTTACGATTGAAGATGAAGACAAGAACCGGAAGATTAGCAAGAAGAAATCCACAGGTAGAGTAGATGGGATTGTGGCATCTGTTATGGCTGCGGGTGTAGCTGATGAGAAAGCGACGGAGAAATCGGCCTATGATGGACTGAGTGAAGAGGAAATAATAGCGATGATGACGGGGAAGACAAACTAAATTAACTTAAATATCACTTAAAAAGGAGGAAATTACCAATGACTAACGACAAAATCACCCAATTTCCAGTAAAACATCCAGCTCCAGGCCAACAGATCCCTATCCAGATTGACCTCAAGAATGCTACTCCAAAGCTCTGTGAATGTGGCTGCCAGTTCTTCCTCCAGGCATCTTTGGCGTTCACTGTTTCAGCTTTAGTATCTCCCACAGGCCAGGAGCTATTCGTCCAGCAGCCGTGTTTGGTGTGTATGGAGTGTAAGAAGGCGTTAAAATAACCTAATATCCACTAATTTCACTTAAAAAGGAGCGTCCCCATGCCTGTATCCATTCCAATTCCAGATAAGCACTCTTTTCGGCCTGATGAGGTAGCTAAGTTATTCCAACTCTCCACCAAAACCATCTACCTCTGGATCGAGATAGGCCAGTTGGAAGCGGTCAGGGTAGGCGGAACGTTGCGAGTACCCAGGCAGGCTTTGTTGGATATTCAAAGACCGGCGTTGGAGGAGTAACAAGATGGTATTGTATGAAAAAACAGAAATATTCGGTGGCGGGGAAGATGCTTTGGATGACATTGAGGCCGAAGAAATAAACATTGGAGATCGGGCAACTGTAAAAAAAGATGGTATTGTTTTAACATTTGAAGTTGTTCTTGACGAAGAGGCAAATGAGAAAATATGGGAATTTATTGAGGGTACGTTTAAAAAAGAATAAAATTTAGATTAAGATTATTACTACTAGAACCATCGTTCTATTAACATTCATTCCAATCCATTCCCATCCATCTTAGCATTTCTTCTATAATTTCCTCCATCATGCAGCCATGCGATACTTTTGGTCTGCAATGGAGGCTATCCGTAAATTCATATCCACGATCCACTCCATTTTAGACTTAGATATCCGGGACTTATTTGTTTTTGGTGGCTTGGGAATGCTTTGGTACGGCCTATCGCTCCATTCGCTCCCCATAGCCTATTCAGTTTGCGGAGTGCTTTTAATGCTTATCGGGTACATTATGCGGGGTAAATGATGGGCCTGGTAGGAAGGATGGCTAAACCTAAAGTGTTGGCGAATCTCTCACTGACAGACGACAAAGCCTGGAATCCTTCCTTGTGGAACCTGATTGGCTCGCAATCCATTTCTGGTGAGAATGTCACCGAAGCCACAGCTCTCACTTACTCCGCTGTCTGGAATGCTGTATCTTTAATCTCCGGTACAATTTCCACCCTTCCTCTCCACTTACTCCGGGAAGATCAGAATAAAACCATCAAAGTTACCGAGAAACCTCTCTACCGTATCCTCCACAGCCGGTTCAATCCCTACATGACAGCGCAGGTCGGCAGAGAAGTTCTCGCTGCCCATATTCTTACCTGGGGGAACTGTTACGCTGAGATAGTCCGTAATGGTTTAGGTGAAATTGTCGAACTCTGGCCTATCGGTCCTCATCGGGTCAAAGTAGAAGCTCAAGATGGCAAACTGGTCTACCGTATTCGCGTAGGTTCTGAGACAATTATCCTCCCTCGTGAGAAGGTCCTCCATATCCCCGGCCTTGGTTATGACGGCTTTATTGGCTATTCAGTAATCGCTATGGCTCGCAAGTCAATCGGATTAGGCATGGCGATGGAGACTTTCGGCGCATTATACTTCGGCTCCGGAACTCATCCAAGTGCAGTTGTCTCTTCCCCCAACAAGATCGAGAACCAAGCTGTCCGTACTGCTCTGGAGAAAGTCTACAGCGGCCTGGGCAACGCTCACCGGCTTATGATTCTCGAAAATGACATGAAGATTGAGAACATTGGCATACCTCCGGAAGACTCCCAATTCCTAGAGTCCCGGCAATTCCAGATTCCAGAGATTGCTCGTTGGTACAATCTTCCTCCCCATAAACTCAAGGATTTAACTCGTTCATCCTTCTCCAACATCGAGTCCGAGCAGATTTCATTTGTAACCGATTCCATTCTCCCTTGGCTGATCCGGTATGAGCAAAACTACGACCTCCAGCTCCTTACTCGCCCCACGGAACTCCAGCAAGGCATGTACTTCCGTCATAATGTCGATGGCCTTCTTCGTGGTAATGCGAAAGATCGGGCTGTCTACTACCGCACCATGTTCAATATCGGCGCGATGTCCATAAACGATGTTCGAGCTAAGGAAAGTATGGACCGGCTTACCAACGAATTTGCAGACGATCATTTTGTCCCATTGAATATGTCCCCGCTTACCATGCTTCGGGAGACTTTAAACAAGCAGAACCAAGCCAAATCAGCATTACCCGCAACAAAGGAGGGAAACGATGCTAATCTCTCGTAAATCTTCAGTGAGAGCTATCAGCAATCGACACGACATCGATGCCAAGTCCAAACCCGAGGCCACTTGCTACCTCTACGGCGATATCGGCGGCTGGTTCGGAATTGATTGCCAGGAGTTTGTCAAAGACTTCAATTCCATCACAGCCGATACGATCCATCTCCGCATAGATTCAGGCGGCGGTGACATCTTCGCAGCTCGCGCAATCAAGACCTGCATCCAACAGCACAAGGCCAACGTCATCGCTCATATCGACGGAGTAGCGGCCTCCGCAGCTTCTTTCCTTGCCATGGGAGCTAACGAGATCGAGATCGTGGACGGTGGATTTATTATGATCCACAACGCTATGAGCTTTATGGACATCTTCGGCTACTTCAACATTGATGATCTCAATCAGCTCCTTATCGACATCGGCAAAGAGGTAGACCTGCACACCAAAATCAATGATTCCATCGCTGCTGATTATATGAAGCGTTCTGGCAATCCCATGGAAAC